GAACAATTGCTACTAAATCTGATTCTTTATCACATGAGCTTGCTTTTTCTCCTAAAGCTTTAGCCCACAGTCTCCAAACATTTTTCATGAATATATACGCTATCTAAGTTTTTTAATTGTTTCCAAAGCTTATAGTCAAGGTTATTTAAATATTTTTCAAGAGATTCATTTGCATTTTCTACAATAATTACGGGCTTATTCTTCTTTATAGTGTCTCTTGCTCCTTGAAGGGCTTCGTATTCTAAACCCTCAATGTCTAACATAATCAATGCCAGATCATCAAAGCCAAAACTATCTAGAGGAACTTGAGGAATATAATGTTTCTCTCCCTCTGAGATATTTTCTACTTTATTCATACCAAAGTTAACAGTACTCACAATATGTGGTTTTATCTTGGCATGCTCTTTTCCAAGAGCAAGATTAAGTTTTACTACATTCCGTTTTTGACAATTATTTACTAAACAATAAAAATTAGTAGGATCTGGCTCAAACGTAAATACTACTTCAAAGAAATATGTAAGACACATGGGATACAGGCCGCAGTGACCTCCAGCCTGTACCGCATTACCAAACTTAAGAATACCAGAGTCTCTAAGTTCCTTTAAAGCGGGTTCAATAGACTCTTTATACTCTTTAGAGATGATGTTCCATGTCTCGGCATCTGACTTTCTCCATTTAAAGCCATGCATGTCATTGAATCCAGGAGGGATCTTATGACAGTCTTGCTCATAAATGTTTGAAATATCAATTGGCATTTATTCTCCGGTTTCTAGCCATTCAAGAATGCGTTCAGGAGAAGTTTCACCATAAGGATCATCTGTTGCAAGATCTTGTTTACCAGGTTCAATAAACCACTTTTCAATCTTGCCATTATTTACGACTACGGCATATCGCCAAGAACGATATCCAAACCCAAGATTGTCCTTATCTACATCCATACCCATTGCACAGGTAAATTTTGCAGAGCCATCAGGAATAACTTTAATATTCTTAATGTTCAGATGCTTGGCCCAAGCATTCATGACAAATGCATCATTTACTGAAACACAATAAATTTCATCAATATCAAGTTGTTTGAATGCTTCATAGTTATTTTCAAACCCAGGAAGCTGATATGCAGAACAGGTTGGAGTAAAAGCACCTGGTAATGAGAAGAGAACTACTCGCCTACCAGCAAAATAGTCAAATGAATTCTTGTCTTCCCAACGATAAGGATTAGGGCCTTCAATTGATTCATCGCGTACACGCGTCTTAAAGACTACGTTTGGGACTACAGTATTGTCCATAATATTTCCTTTCATGTTAAAATTGGTGCGCCGGGAGGGACTCGAACCCCCAACCAGACCGTTATGAGCGGCCGGCTCTAACCAATTGAGCTACCAGCGCGTATTGGTTATTGTATTCTTGCAGCAATATCAGCTATTCGTTCTTCAAGATACCGTTTAGTTTCTGTTAGCTGAGTAAGTCTTATTTTATTTAATTCATTTTCATTTTTAATTACTGTATTAATATGTGCAACTTCATTTACAAATACTCTATAATTATAGAGTTCAATGCTACCAGCTGGCTTCATACTAAATCCATTTAATTGACATAATATTTATTTCAGCATCTGGATGCCGCTTCTTAATATATTCGTATACAGCAAAGTCAGATTGTGCTGTCTGCAGATTAATCAGAGAACTGCCCTGAATCTTCATGCGACCACCACTTGATCCGTGCTTATATGTATAGTCTACGAGAAAGTTGCGTTTTTCCATTGCCATGTTTCCTTTATGAGACCATTATAAATAGATATGGATTAATGTAAACAGGAAAAAACATGACCAGCAAAGCTTTTTTATCGCCATTAGGGTTTAAGTTTCAAGTCAAGAAACTTCCGACCTTTGTTGACTATGTCCAATCCGTTAATTTTCCTAATGTGATGATGGGTGAAACACCTGGAGTATTAAACCCCTTTCAACGCATTAATATTCCTGGTGAACATATGGAATTTGGACAACTATCAGTAACATTTAAATTGGACGCTGATATGGCCAATTATATAGAAATTTTTGATTGGATTAAAGGTCTTGCTAAACCAGATAACTTTGATCAATATCGTGTTTTAGCACAACAACCAAAAGGATCTGGCCTTGGTCCTCAAGTAGATGCTACACTTACTATATTAGACTCGGATCTTAAGGCAAATATAGAATTTTATTTTAGTGATATTTTTCCTAAAGAATTATCCGGTTTCAAATTAGATTATACCATGGAAGATGTGCAATATATTACGGCTGATGTGCAATTCAGTTATAATAGCTTTACTTACAAAATAGTGTAATTAACCTATTTACTTTAATTGAAGTGTCGATATAATAAGTAATTGACAGACCGGAATAATATATAGAGGTCTAGTTTATAACATGATTGCATTGTTAACTTAGAGTTAGCATATTTGAGGAAACATAAACCATGACAATTGATGAAATCTTTATAGAGTGGGATAAAGACTCCAAGATTGATAGGACTGAACTTGGTAAAGAGTCCATTGAGATACCAAAATTACACAATAAATATTACCGTATATTTATCAATGAAAAGATGAAGCTAATCAAGCAAGAGTCTGACTTGAAACAACTTATTTCTTTACGATATGATTTCTATTCTGGTAACATTGATAATGAAACTCTTAAAGAACATGGTTGGTGGGAAGACTGGGAAAGAATCGGTCGTAGAACAATCCTAAAAACAGAAATTCCAAGATATCTTGAAGCCGATCAGGTTATTATTGATCGACAACTTAAAATTGCAGCACAAAAAGAAAAGGTGGGACTGCTCGATTCTATTATTAAGTCTTTAGTTAATCGCGGATTCAATATTAAGTCAGCTATAGAATGGGCTAAATTCCAAGTCGGAGCATAATGAAATACCGTAGTATATTTATCAGCGATATCCATCTGGGGACCAAAAGCTGTAAGGCTGAAGCTCTGGTTAATTTTCTACAAAAAAATTCTTGTGATACATTATATTTAGTAGGCGATATTATTGATGGTTGGCGTATACAACAAAATAAATGGTATTGGAAGCAAAGTCATACTAATGTAATTCGCAATATATTAAAATATTCAAAACATAATACAAATGTAATTTATATTGCTGGCAATCATGATGAATTTTTAAGACCTCTTATTTCTTATAATGTAAATTTTGGTAAGATTCAATTAGTAAATCAATATGATCATATAGGAATAGATGGAAAAAAATATTTAGTCATTCATGGAGATTTATTTGATGGTATTACTAGATTGGCTCCATGGATAAGTTTCTTTGGCGACAAAGCATATGATTTAATACTATCACTTAATAATAAATTTAATTGGATTCGTCGCAAATTAGGATTCGGATATTGGAGTCTTAGTAAATATCTAAAGCATAAAGTTAAAAAAGCAGTAGATTTTATATTTCAGTTTGAACAAAATTTAGCATCGTATTGTAAAAAACGTGGATATGATGGTGTTATATGTGGCCATATACATCATGCTGAAATTAAAAACATTGATGATATCAAGTATATGAACACTGGAGATTGGGTAGAATCATTAACGGCTCTTGTAGAAGATTATGATGGTACTTGGCATATATTAAATTGGATTTATAATGAGTGAAACACTAGTCATACAGAAATATGATGAAGTCTATGTAAAAGTAAAATCTGAAGCTTCGACTGCTTACGAGTTGTCGGAACATTTTACATTTTCAGTCCCAGGAGCTAAGTTCTCTCCAGCTTTTCGCAATAAAGTTTGGGATGGAAAGATTCGTCTGTTTAATGTTATGACTGGTTTGGTTTATGCTGGACTTGTTCCTTATATAGAAAACTTTGCCAAAGAAAGAGACTATGAAGTAGAGTACGCTGGTGACTTTACTCAACAAGAATTTTCTTTAAAAGAAGCCGAAGATTTTATTAAGACAATAGATCTTCCTGCCCAGTATCAAGTTCGTGATTACCAACTTAGTGCATTTGCACATTCAGTACGTAAGCATAGAGCTTTGTTACTTTCGCCGACTGCCTCTGGTAAGTCACTTATAATCTATCTAATTATGAGGTATTACAATGCGAGAACTCTCATTATTGTGCCAACTACTTCTTTGGTTAGTCAGCTTAGTTCTGATTTTGCCGACTATGGTTTTGATTCGGATTCTAGAGTACATAAGATCCATGCTGGCCAGTCTAAACACAGTAGTCTGGATGTCACGATCTCAACTTGGCAGTCAATATACAAAATGCCTAAGGAATATTTCAGATCGTTTGATGTAGTCATTGGAGACGAAGCACACTTATTCAAGGCTAAGTCTCTTACTTCTATTATGGGTAAACTTATAGAGTGTAAGTACAAGTTTGGATTTACTGGTACTCTTGACGGCACTCAGACCAACAAGTTAGTCCTTGAAGGTTTATTTGGCGCCGTAAAGAAAGTCACAACTACATCAGAACTTATTGATCAAAAACATCTGGCTGAATTTAAGATCAAAGCTATAGTATTATCTTATGACGAAGAGACTCGTAAGAGTGTATCAAAGATGGATTACCAAACTGAGATAGATTGGATTGTTCGTAATCCAGCCAGAAATAAATTTATTAAAAATTTGGCTTTGTCTCTAAAAGGAAATAGTCTACTACTATTCCAGTTTGTAGAAAAACATGGTGATGTTCTATATGATATGATTAAGAAAGCTGCTGATGGTAGAAATGTCTACTATGTTGCAGGCAAAACTGAGACCGAAGACCGAGAATATATCAGAAAGATTATTGAAACAGAAACCGATGCCATTATTGTGGCATCTTCTGGCGTGTTTTCTACAGGGATAAATATAAAGAATCTGCATAATGTAGTATTCACATCTCCCAGCAAATCTCGTATCAAAAATCTGCAGTCCATCGGCCGCGTACTAAGAAAAAGCGAATCTAAAACTTCAGCTACATTATATGATATAGCAGATGATTTATCATATAAAGCAAAACAAAACTATACCATTCAGCACTTCAAAGAAAGAGTCAAAATCTATTCTGAAGAGCAATTCCCTTATAAGATATATCCAGTGAGTCTTAAAACATGATCAATGAAATTATTTTAGTAAAGTTAACAAACGATGACCAATATATTGGAACACTAACAGAAGAAGATGAAGAAGGTATTCGTCTAGAAAATCCATTGCGTGTAGAAGTAATGTATACTTCTAAAACTTCAACCAAACCAAATGTAATCATTCTTCCGTGGAATGAACTCTCTAAGATGTCAACCGTATATTTTGATAAGTTTCATGTTCTATACTATACACTTCCTAAAGATGATATAATTGATTTTTACAAGAAGCAAATAGATTCATCTGTAGAAATCGACGAA